CGGAAAAAAACCAAAGTCACGAGACCCTTCCAAAGGACCCCAGATGGGGGGGGGAAGGGGAAGCAAGGCTTGAGAAGAAGAGGAGGAATTGGACAATCAAATTCCAGAGTACGTTAGTGAGTTATTACAAATAAACGAGCATTATTCAGCATTCTGTTGATAAGGAATAGAAGCTTACACAGCTTTATTTCAGTCTGCAGCCTTAACAATGAGCTCGCCCCTTAGGGCCCGTATATAGTTCACTCACAACATTCATGTGGTGGTTTGTGTAAAGAAACCCATAAAGGGCATCACCTCCCGGGTGATAAATCTTGGGATAATCTGAACTCTCGAGTCAGACCAGGGTTACACAAATCCTCTCCACCACACATGTCTTTCGTACTTAAATGATTGTCGAACAGTCCTATCAGAAGAAGAAAATAATTAAGAATCTCCAGCAATACCACGTAGTATACCTTTACCAATGCCCCGAATAGCCTGAAAGGCCAGAGGAGTAGCAGCGGTAATAAGGTCACCTGTCAAACGAGAAAGGGCACCTTCAACATTCCCCATAGGGGAAGGTTTTCGGTAGCCAAAAGGCTCGAGAAAGTTTCCGGACCCATTAACCTGGCAACCTTCTAGATGGAGTGTAGACTCAATCTCGATGGTCACAGCAGAGTTAGGGAAACCAGATCCTTTGACGACATACCCAATCAGACCCTTACAATTGGAGGCTTGCGTGAATGTATTGGAAGAAACGAGACCAGTAGTATTACTAAAGGTTTCGGTTCCAACAAAAATATCAGCACCACCAATCTGGTCAGAGCCGTTTTCGCAGGTTCGGAAAGCGTAACCAGTTGGATCAATGGGACGAGTGTTTAAACACAGGTCTACATCGACTAACTGGTCACACTGGACCTCACGAGCTCCAGGGGCGGCAAGACTACCACCAGAAGTTCCTGACATCAGGACAGCCGGTTGGTTGCCAGTTGCAAGGAGCTGGGTAGCTTGATTGATTGATATATCGGCACAGATGAAAGGAGTAACTACGATTGATCCCTGAACAGTATTAAAAGGCATGGCGTTACGAATACGCCAGCCTCCCGAAACTGTACGAACAGTATCGAAAAGTGAAGCCAAGCCAGCATCAGTAGTGTAAGCACATAAAACGCCTACACCAGATGAAGCGGTGATGATACCAGTAGTTGAAAAGGTACCCACGGTCACGATTATATTGTTCGGAGCACAGGGAAAAAGGTAAGCTTGAAAGGTTCCGGATGCGGAGGAGGTAACTGTAATTTCGAACTTCCCACACTGAGTTACAGTAGGGAAAGGGAATCGATCGGGAACCCGACAACCTCCTGCTCTATCAGAAAAAGGATTCTGAAGGGCAAAGAGATAGTCGGCTTCAGCCGAAGGCAGTTTCTCACGCATAGCGGAAACAATAATTGGAGGTTTCTTGTTATTCTTCTTCTGAGAATTAGAACTGAGGTTATTCTTCTTCTCAAGATTTTTAAGTTGTTGTTGTTGTTGTTGATTTAATTTTGTCATTTCGGTCGGGTGCCGCCTAGTTGACACTAGCGACTATTCATCCAGAACACCTGTATCCACTTAAGGAGTGCACAGGTCGGCCGTGTAGTCTGTCGGGCATTTACCAATTTTACAAGTCAAGAGGACTCCAAGCTAGGGTTGTATATTTTTTTATATGATTTTAGTGCTTGGTTATCATTGACATATTGGATTTAGCTCACACATTAACTGCATAGCAGGGTGATTTGGCTCAATTGAGTTCTGGACCCCTTCGAATTCTATTTAACCTCTTTGGCGATACTAGAGGTCAGGTTTGGTCAAAATAATGACAGGCTGGAAAAAGAGAAGAATATCAGTGTCTTTCAATTGAGAAGAGACATGGGAGTTCTTAAGTAGTAACTTACGAAGAAGAGGGGTCGTTAGACCCTCAATCTTGTAAGATCTCTCTGAAAGAGAGATTCCAGATCTGAAAAGTAGTGGCTCTGAGTTGGGGAGATCATGAAATGATTCTCCTCTATTAAGGACCTCTAAAGAATTAAGACCAATCCTGAATGTGACAAAGTGACCCCCCTTCACTGGATAGAGAAGTGAAGAGGTGTCAGAAGAAAACGTTGTTCGTTGAAAAAGTTTTTTAAACTCGGCAAGAGAAAGTGTATGAGACTCCGAACGAAAACCCTGGTACTTAGAGTACAGGAGATAAGCATAACGCTTCTGGGAAGTTGTAAAGACCTTAGAAAGGTCCAACCCCAGGGGAGGAAGAGCTCCCATACCACCAAGGGAAGTAGAACCAAAAAAGTTCTGAAATCCTTTAGTGAAATGGAGGAGCTCCTCTTTGCGATAATGCATAAACCTCTTATGGGCTCGGAGGGGATCATTGGCACCCTTGATTAGCAGGTTATACTGGTCTGTAATAGGTAAAGACTCCTCCCCCTTAACGGGGTTGGAATCAATTCCCACAACATACCGATTACGCTGACCAAGGAGTAAGGCTACATTGAGATAATCAATTTTAGTAAAACTAAAATATGTAGCACGATCACCCTTCTTTTCATTCAGAAGTCGTGTGGAGAATCGGAAACACTCAGAATTAATAGTGAGATAATCTCGACTGAGATAATTCTTTCCAACAGATTTCTGGAAACCTGCTTTGGTATAACCATAGCGTTCCCAAAGAACGTTGAAGAAAGGATTACTTCGGAAAAGAATGTCATCACCATTAATGAGAACAGGAAGGTCCTTAATGGAACATGCATCATAGAACATCGGAACACTATCGGCTAAAGTATCCAAAACAGACAAGAAGTCTGTTTCGGAAGAGCCGGGGTTCGACTGAGCATGAACACATGCCTTCAGGAAGGTACAAAAGCTCTCCTCAGAATCCTCACCATGGTGGGGAAGCATAAGATGAACCATATACTTGTTCTCAAAAATCCAGGAAAGGATCCTGAGTGTATTCCAATAACAGAGGAGATTTGCAACACATAAGATGGGGAAGGAAAGAACAGAGCCCATAAGCTGGCCATTCTTCTGGAGCAAGGAAGCTCCAAATCGTCCCGAAAGATTATGTATCCCCTCTTGGTCCATGAAATCCGCGATATCATCTTCGTAAAGTTCAGGGTAATGTAACTGTTGCTCATAGAGGATTCTTCTAATGGAGGAAATCTCTAGAGGAGTTAGGATAGTTTTAGAAATCCATGTCTCCATGATAAGTTTGGTTAAATTAATATCCAGATTATCAGTAGCAGCTTTATAATCACCTGAGTTCCAAAAGGAACCAACATCGAAGTATTCGTGGAGTGTCATAGAACCAACTCCCACAGACTTTTCACGATCGAGAAGATCATGAAAGTCAGTTAACACCAAGGGCCGAGTAGTGAGGACAAATTGTGGAAACTGGGCATTATGAGCCCAGAGACTCTTCTGAACCACCTGGTTAAAGGCAGTGGTAAAGGCTTCAGTCTTAGTTATCAAACGAACCTTAATGGGCTCTAAGACAGCTGAAACATAAGCTTGACCAACAGAAGAAGTAGCATGCTTTTCGACAAAGCGACGCTGATCTCTACGAGAGTACAAAGGTGTATTCTCATATAGTTTTTCCACAACTCCGGGACGGGTCTCTATCATACGAAAGAGTTCTGATGAGAACTCTACAGCTCGACGCAGGGCTGGTATAGACTGTCCACGTTTGTTTACAGAATGAGTGTTTGAAGGAAGTGAGTCTCTATAATAGAGACCCTGATCTTCCATGAGTTCATGACGAATGAACTCACGTCCCCCTCCATGGGAACGTTTGATCTCAGCTGCAGCAGCTCTACTAGGCTCATACAAGTTTTGACGGGGAAGATGAAATCGTCCCTCAACTTGGTATGGGTAAGTAAAGCCCACCAACTCCTCTCTCTCATCTAGAGTCCAATTTAACTTTAAGACCTTATTCGTACTATAGAATTTAGTCATAAGAGGTTCTAATGGAGCCAAACGATGAACATCGGGGGGTGGTAGTTTGCTCATTGCGAGCACATGATCTTTCAAACTCTGTAAAACAAAATCCTCACCGACCTGCTTTGTACCCCGCTTAATTCCTTGAAGATATCCCCAAAAGAGTCTAGCAGATGGTGTAGACTGTTGGGACATGAGACGATTCCGTAAGAACTTCAAAAACCATCCCTCCCAAATAAGGAAGGAAAATTTTGAAGGAAAGAACACTAGTGAAGGGTTCTTAGGAAGATCATCTCTCAAGAAGAAAGCAAAAGGAGTAGCAGTATGATACTTTGTAAAAGATACAAATTTATCAGCAGGCCAGAGAAAACATTTAACAACGAACAACGCGACATCCGAATACTGGAAATCCCTAAGCAGAGTAGGAGTGTGATCAAGGATCACCTCTAATTCCGAGCGAAGGAGGTACATAATATCCAGAAACATAGGATGTCTAACAACAAAACAACGTGACTTAACATCATGGTGGTACCCAAAACCATCATGTAAGCCGTGGAAGCGAGGTTTAGAGAGAACATCATAAATACACTTAAGTAAGTGAAATGATGATTCTCCCATACTGACTCTAAACTTATAGGATTCCGATCCTGTAGGTTTTTTAGGCCAGTGAGACCTTGCTTCCCCTCCCCCCGTGACGCTCGGGGGGGAAGCGGCAACGATAATCCCATCTACAGCTTTTAATTGAAAGCCGTCTAAACTTGATGGTGCCGAATGAGG